GCCGATGAGGAGCCACAGTACACTAAGACAAACGATCACATACTCCGAGGACACATAGCTAAAATATTCGGAGTTAGTGGTCGCGACCTGCAGGATACCCTGCAGGTCGCATCGTCTAGCGGGCATGTGAAGCTTCCTTTTGATTTGGAGGAAGTTGTTATTGTTAAGGAAAAGTTTCCTATTTTAGGTGCGATGGTTAAACCTAAAAGAGTGACTATATTTAGAGATCTAATGCTGGAGCTCGAGCATGGTACCCCGGTAATACTCACAGACTCACTTTTGTCATCTCGTGATTCATTATATGCGGCTATGCCAATTGCTATAGAGGATAAACACAGTATGGTTTACACATGGTTAGACTGTATGGATTTAAATTTCCAACTTTTTATGTCTACTATAGATGATACATTAATCATAGCAGCGCCACTACAATGTTTTAAGCGTGAATAATACTAAGACAGGAGGGGTTAGAGGAGTGATAGAGTTACTCTATCGCTTCGAGGGTCCGAACGATGCACTGACTGGAGACACTTTAGATTGGGATGATTACTTTGCTCCTTGCGGACCAATTGGCATATCAGAGTTCAATGACCCATTCGAGATTCTTGAATGGTTTTACGAAAGACCTGAATTGTTTGGTGGTAAAAATTGTCGCATGGTTAAAAGGCACGACGTCATAAACCTAGTTCTTAGAGGGGACAAGCATAAGAGCATATGTTTTGTAGTAATTGATGAAAAGTTGGATTCCGGTTGGCTGTATAACGGGGGCAGAGCGCAGAGCGATATTAATAGTAAATGCAAATTAATGCTACTACCACTAAGAAGGGTTATGAAACCATTCCATAAAAACAAATGATGGCAAGTGAGTATAAGTCCGGGGGATTAACCCTTCTGGCTTTTGAACCGATTAATCGAAGTGCTGATTACAGATTTCCTGTAACAGCCTCAGATGTATTAGACAATAGATGTAATTTGAATGTTGTTACGGAAGAAGGACTACTGTGTTCTAAAGTTATTAACGATGTAGAATCGATGTGTTCTTTGATGCACCATCTTGATACGGACACCGATGCTCTTCTTGGTCGTGTTATGTCTGTACACCCACGACGCACTATAGCGACTATTCTAAGATGGGGCGCAATGCTGGATCTTCCCGGAGGTGCCGGTATATTTAGAGCAATAGATGTCGCAGAGTGTTTTTACGGGCCTGATTATTATATGACTTTCGCAGAAAGATCTGGCTTCGGACTGGATATGGTGACAAGTGCTATTGCGCCTGGTGTTAACGCTAAAGAGCTAAAAGAAAATCCGCATGAACTATGGAAGCTATTCAAGAAGATTATAGAGGCACCAAATTAGACGTAGATCTCCTACTGAAGGGATCTTCCCGTATGCCTGGTGCCTTGTCACAGCTGGGATTTTCGGAGCTAAGGGAGGGACAAGGCGAACCAATCAGTAGTATTATGGGAGGTAGGGATACAATATGTATTCTGCCAACAGGCACAGGTAAATCCGGGTGCTTCATAATTCCGACGCTATGTCATGACTGGAAGACTGTTGTCATATCACCTCTGGTTGCTCTTATGCGCGATCAGGTTAAATCATTATGGCGTGCCGGTATTTCTGCTGGAGCGCTGTCTAGTGTACAGACTAACTCAGAGAATAACTCTGTGGTGCAGGCGTGGATGCGTGGGGATATTCAATTCTTGTATGTGGCACCTGAGAGGTTGGAAAACCCGCAACTTACGCAGATGCTAAACATGGTCAACCCTGATCACGTGGTGGTCGACGAAGCTCACTGCTTATCCCAATGGTCGGATAATTTTAGACCTTCTTACACCAAGGTGGGTGATATGATTGCGAGCCGCAACCCTAGAGTTGTATCAGCGTTCACTGCCACTTGTCCCGGTGAAGTTGAGTCCGACATTCGTAGAATCCTAGGTATACCTAATGCGCAGCTGTGTAGGTATTACCCCAGGCGCAGTAATCTAAAACTAAGTAGTAAGGAATACGTTGGTCCTGCTGATATTGCTAGGATGATTGATCGAGTGAAAGGATCTGTTATCGTTTATTGTTCCACCGTAAAAGGGGTTGAGGAATTGGCCGCGCAGCTATCTAGGCTTATAGATGACGAAGTCGTACCGTTCCACGGGCGTATGACTCCAGATGAAAAGAGAACAAATCAGGATTTGTTCATGGACGGGCACGCCAAGGTTGTAGTGGCTACGAATGCGTTCGGTATGGGTATTGATAAACCCGACATCAGGGCCGTGTTCCACCGAGACATGCCTGGTACCATAGAGCAGCTTTCACAGGAAATAGGACGGGCTGGTCGAGATGGTAAGGAGTCTATATGTGTCACTATGAAGGACGATTCTTCAGAACGTGTACAAAGATTCTTCATAGAAGCTGGTAACCCCGGCGAGAGATCAGTCAGAAGCCTTTATGAAACTCTTAAGAATAAATCTGACGGTCGTAATTGTATTAGGATGACTGGCGTTGAGCTGTCTAAGGCCAGCGGTATAAAGGACTATCATGTCAACAGTGCCTTGAGTATACTAGCTAGTAGTGACGTTATAAAACGTTTCAGCGCCGAGGACAGGATAGCCAGAGTACGAATACTAGTTGGGGAGTCATCAGATAGTAGGCTTAATAAAGCTTTAGATTGGATACGTGAAGGCGGCGTATCCATGCCTGATGGATTCTTTGAGATAGATCTTAACTGGGTGGCCACAATGTGGGGCGTTACAGAGGCCACAGTAACACGAAATCTTAAGCAATGGGATAAGGAAGAAAAGGTAAGCTATCATGCTCCGTTTAATGGTAAAATTACTCAGGTAGTAGGACCTGTCACTCAGGTTGATTTTGATAGATTGAAGTTGAAAGAACGAGAGGACTATAGAAGTATCCAAAAAGTTATCGACTACTTCGATATACCAGACGACCATAAACACGAGTACATGGAGGACCACTTTAAACAGAGCTATGAGTGACTTGGATCTAACCAAAGCCGTTAAGGCTATAAAGGAGTTAGGAGATCCTACTCCTTTTTCTTGGACTGATCTTCCTCGCTTTAACAATGATGTTATAAAGTGTGTTTGCGGCACATGGAAACCTCTGATTGAGATGGAGCTACTACGTACAGGTGTGGTGGACGCTCACAGCAATGTGTGTGTGGGGTGTGATGCTGGTATTAAACACGACAGAGAGCTGGCTAGAATTGTTTGTTGCGGTTGTCTTAGGGTAGTGGCTAGAATACAACCACATAAGGATCCAGTAGGGTTTAAGTTCCAGACCAATCGCAGTTACCACATTTTAAAGTGTGGGCACTGCCATCCGGGTTTGACTGAATCAGACATTCTTGAGAAGGTAATATACGACCGTTCACTAGGTCGAAAAACAAAATAAAACATGAGTAAAACAGTATCAGGTTTGGAAAAACCAAAGCGGGAGAATGTTAATAAAATTCTCGCTGTTAATATGAAACCAGCAGAGTTGCGCGAGACCGATGAAGGTCTTCGCACTCTTGTCACGTTCGTTGAGGCCAACGGGGATTCGAGAACACTAGATTGTACTAAAGAAGTGTACAGGCGTGTAGAGGGTAATCCACGACCCGGAAAGGCTCACTATCCTATGGATATGTTGTTGGATAAGAACTTCCTAATATCCGTAGACAAGCAAACCAATAAGGTTGTCGGAGTTGATGTCATGCCTAAGGTGTTGACAAATAGATTCGGTAAACTTGCAGATCAGGATACAATCGAGTTCGTGTCCATGAGAATTAATCAGGATACAGGTGACATTGACATCAAGAGCGTACCTCCTAAGGTCGGCGCAAAGGACCTGATTAGGATTATCAATTCACTGGATAATGAGGAATTGATCACCACAGGCCAAAGGCTTGCAGGTAGATACGAAGTTATGAGCGTTTCTGGTAACTCGGTGGAGATTGATACCGCAGTGTGACACTAAAATGGGGAGGTTAGACTTACTGCAACCGACTAGTAAATAGAGTTATATAAGTTTGATGATGGTTGTCGTCTTTAAGATTACGGACACGCTCATGGTGGGTTTGTCCGTAATCTTATTGAGGCCACTGTCTCTTACGACAAGATGGAACATAAAGACAAGACCTCGCAGGGACTTGAACTAAGGTTGTACCCGGAGCTGCGAGTCCGGGTGGGTGTGAAAACTTTGGCCATTATTCCGGGTCAGACTTTTCAGGTTTACGGATCGGATGGTCACTTTGTACCATTCCGTTACGGTATTCACTGTGCGCAAATCAGGAATGGGATGATAACCGCTTCAAACTCGTCAGACGATGTAGATGAAGCTACACTGGTGGCCGCGTTAGAAGATGTATCCGAAGAGAGTCATCGATTTCTGAGGTCCCTGTCAGGCAGACAGACAGGGGGATCCCACGGGGGGTTTAGGTACCTCAGGCCGACGAAGTTTCAGCTACCAGGCCTGTGGCCGCTGAGGGTATCGAAGCCCCCATACAGGCCATATATAGAGGGGTGCGGCGCAAGTGTAGTGGAGACTATGAAGATGGTGAATAAATATGAGCAGTCAGACGCTTATATTGAAACTCCGGTGTGGGTCACACCGGATAGTAGAGGGGATATTGAGCTGTACGACGTAACGTCTGAAGAGATGCGGACGTTTAGGTCCACCTACATCCCTTTTACGGGTAGACCTCTGGAGTCGTTGTACGACGACGACACAGAAGCTTGGCTAGCCATGCTGGCCTACCAGGCCAGCTTTGCTAGGTTGGTGCGCGAGAGCGCTATGAAGGGTCTGTTCCTCGCAATACCAGGAAAGGCCGACTCCGGTACAGTAGAGCTATGTGCGCCCAATTCAATAGACAGACTGAGGTCTTATACCGTGAGGTTGACGTCCCCTCGGGACCCTTGGATGTGGCTAGAGGGTGATGCGCCTGCTCAAGTGCAGGCAGCACTTAGGAACGATTGGACGGGACCTGGATGCGCAGAAGTCATTACACCAATGACGACGGCGGCCCTCAGCCATAATAGAAATTCGTTTGAGGAGTGTTCGAAAGAACAGGATGACATGGATGCTATTATGGCTTCCCTGGAAGTGTAATCAACAAGGTCGCCGCGTGGCGACCTTGTTTTAGCTGACAATACACACATTTTTAGCTTATTGTTCTTTTATATGCAATCGCAGGAACCAATGGCCCCGGAGGGTGTAGATCTGTACGACTTTGAGGATCACTCCACGCATAGGAACTTGATATTCAATGACGCCAAGGATTCTTTACTATCTCAATTCCCACAGTCCCACAATGGTGTGCGTCTGGAATTGCATGATGTAGATTATGCTGATCCCGATAATGTTTCTTTGTCTGATCAAAAGAAAGCTATTCTTGGTAACAAATTTTTAGCCCGCAGGTTAAGAGGAACGGTAAAACTATTCGACGAAGAGACAAACGAGCTACTCGACGAGAAAGCGCAGACTCTAATGCGTGTGCCTTATCTGACGCAACGCGGGACATACGTGCACGGCGGTAACGATTATGTGTCCATAGCCCAAAGCAGGTTGCTGCCTGGTATGTACACACGACTACAGAAGAGCGGTGAACTAGAGACACAAGTGAACGTCAGATCTGGTACTGGTACAGCTTTTCGTGTTGGTCTCGAGCCTAAGACTTCCCAATACAAGATGCGTATTCAATCTGCTAATCTTCATCTGTATTCCCTACTACATGATTTGGGAACTACAGATGAAGAGCTTGAACGATTGTGGGGTAAAGGCGTACTAGATCTTAATAAGGCCAAATATGATCGTCGTGTTCTAGACAAGGCCTATCAGCGTCTAGTCAGTAGATGGGACCAGCAGGAGGATGTCACAGATGCGGATAAGGCCGTAGCAATTAAAGATGCTCTCGAGAGATCACAGGCTAATACCAGAGTCCTGCGTCGCAACGTACCCAATATGTTTGACAGGACTAAGGCGGCTGAGTGGGTGCATCAGGAGGAAGAACTTGACGCACCGGATGATCTAGATTTCAAACCAGATCTGCGACCTGAGGACATGCGGGACGAGATGAACAGAGTTTATGGGGGAGTTGGAGCTCGACTAGCTTCCATGCAGAAATGGCCTCAGAAATGGATACACCCCCAAGACCCCAATGGGTGGATGCAATGGTACGAGCAGTATCACCATGGTCGGCGCACTGCCGACGACTCTCGACAGATCAATCGCTGGAAAGGAATTAAGGCGAGACACCAGAAACAATTTGTAACTAATCCCACACCTAGAAGAGCGTACACTCTACGCAACTGGGCTATAGATCCTTTGGCCAATCTCCCGGAGGAGGAGCGTGAGAGCTTCAGAGCGCAGATGGATGCCTATAAGGAGGATAGAGACAATAGATTTCAGGTTAAGGCTGCTGTATTGTCCGAGCCTGATCTGGCCGCAATTGCTACATTTTTAAATCGAGAGCACAGTGCGGGTTTGGATACAGATTCTAATGTGCGGGAACTGGAATCTCGTATAATGGAGTTCGTCACTTATACGCAGGGTATAAATCCAGCAGTGTTACAGGCTGGTATAGACGGGCTGGCCAAAGTACAGAAGCAAGCCAGCGAAGCAGTCTTACACACAGTAATGCCAGGTCACTTCATTAAGCTGGCGCGACAAGGAGCTGGTGTGTTGTTTAAGATGCCTAACGGTAAGTATCTACTACAAGAGAATCAACCGGACGACGTAGACCCGGGGGAAGAGGATACCTTAGGTAAGCTAAGACCAGCTGGGGGAGGTAAACATACCAGTGATAGAAATCTTAAGGCAACCATACTTAGGGAGATGGAGGAAGAGTTTGGTATATCGCAGGGTACGGCGGGATCCGATGTAACACTTCTTGGGTACATATCCAAAGGTAAGTTCAAGGACTGCGCCATGTTTGAATACTACGGACACGGTCTTAAGCCTGGTTGGTATCAGGCGTCTAATAGCTCTAACGAGAAGATAAAGTTAGTAGAGGCAGAATTGGACGATACCAGATATATAGGTCCTAAGTTACAGTCCCTACGTCGCTACCAAAAGAACTACAGACCGTCGTCTCGTGGTAAGAGATTCGAGCCTTGGGTAGGAGTTGATTTGGACGGAACTCTTGCGAATTATGACGGACCATGGGACCCTAATCAAATAGGAGATCCTGTACCAACTATGTTGTCCAGGGTTAAGAAGATGATAAAAGACGGTGAGACTGTGAAGATATTCACGGCTAGAGCATCTAAGCCAAGTAGCATACCACGTATTCAAAGCTGGCTGGAGATGCATGGACTACCTCGTCTGGAGGTAACAAACGTCAAGGATCCAGGTATGAAAGTTTTGTACGACGACAGGGCCGTACAAGTCGAACGTAATAAAGGTACTATTGTTAAGGGGGCATCGGACATGGGCGGTCAGTCTGGTGTACGCATAGATCCTAAGTATTTGGATTTGGGTAATGAGACAGAACAACATAAGTTATGACCACACCGTCACTAAATAAACTATCACACTTGCAGAAGGTCGTAGCAGCTCTATACGGCGCATCCAGAGCATCCAACCAAGGTCTAAAGGATAGCGCGGACAGCTTGATCAGAAGATCAGGCTTCTTTGGAGGGGCCAGTTACCCTAGGGCTATTAAGCTGTTCCGTGAAAATGAACCAATGGCTAATACTCTCCTTGGGGGACCTAAGGGCGTAGACTGGAAGGGAGCACAGAGTCAACTTAAAGCTCTAATACAACCTAAGGCAACCCAGGTTAAACCTATTGAGCAAGGCTTACTGGACTTAGGCCCGAAGAATACTATAGTATAGTGAAATGAGTAGGGAGAATATTAGGCGCATGATGGCCAAGGTTGATAAGGCCTTTCGTCAAAAGGAAGCTAGCTCGTTTGGTTCACACAGCCGGGAGGTTCAGGATGATGGGGAGGAATACTCACAAGTCGGTGTCGGCGGTATACTAGCAGCTACGGAGAATTTGCTTGCTGTGAACAGAGGACTGAAGCCGCCCGATGAACGGGACTCGGCCCAGTATAAGAAGACTTTTAGGACGCACCAGCTGCTGGCAGATAGAATACGTTTGGATGCCGGTAAGCTTCGGAAGTCGCTACTGCATAGGGTGGCTAAACAGCGTAATCTTAAGAGCTTACATAGTTTTTACTTCGATCCTTACGTGGAGGGTCAAATTCTGGGTAATGCACTTAGTGCTCCTCTGGAGGAGATTAACCCTATGCAGCTGGTGGAGCAGAGCAGACGCACCACTCTAATGGGACCTGGTGGACTAGGAAGCGATCAGGCTATAACCGAAGCTACGCAATGTCATTCCGAGGACACCAGCGTTTATACTAAGGAGGGCTGGAAGCTATGGCCTGATGTCACAACTGAAGATTTACTGGCCTGCCGTGTTAACGGAGTTTTGGAATTTCACAGAGCGGAGTCTCTACATAAGTCCTTCTATAGAGGACCTATGTATGGCGTAAAGTCTATTTCAGTTAACTTTCTTTTATCACCCGACCATAGGTTGTTCACATCTTCCAGCGCTAGAACAGAGAATTGGCATTGGGAGACGGCAGAGTATCACCACGGTAAATACCGTTTTTACATCGCGACGGCCGAGCCCTACGCAGGCACTGATGGTTCGGAAACATTCACTTTACCCCAAGTAGAGAGACACCCCAATGGTCGAGGGCTCAAGGACATCCCCCCCATAGAAATGGGTGATTGGTGCGAGTTCATGGGCTGGTATCTATCTGAAGGTAGCTGTTATAATGGTGTTAAGGACAACAAATACTCTGTCACGCTCAGCCAATGCGAGATTGCCAACCCTGATAAAGTAAGCACTATTAGGGATCTATGCCGCAGACTACCTTTTCACTTCAATAGGAAGGGTGTTAACTTTCGTACTAAATCCAAGGTGCTATTCAGTTATGTTGAGCAGTTTGGTAAGGCCCTAGATAAGTTCCTACCCGACTTTCTGTTTGAAGTCCGTCCTGAATTCAGACGAAGGTTTTTAAAATCTTTTCTGGCTGGCGACGGTAGTAGTCAAAACGGTCGTAGCAAGCTGTATTCATCTTCAAGCCGAAGAATGGTGGATGGTATAGAGCGTCTCTTGATAAGTTGCGGTGCCTCAACCTCCCTTCGTAAACCATTTAAGGTCTATAACCGCAAAGGGGAACACAGTTCCTGGATACACGCGGTTCGTGAATCTTGCGTGACGGTGAAAGAGACCAAACCACAAAACCACTTCAAGGAACATTATGAAGGCCACATATACTGCGCCACCGTGCCCGGTGGGATGCTACTCACACGACGCGCTGGTATGGGTTTTTGGAGTGGTAACTCTCTTCATCCGAGTACTTTCGGATTCCTGTCCGTTTTGGAGGGACCGGAATCGAACCGCATTGGTGTAGATACAAGAGTAGCATGGGGAGCTAAACTTGGAAGTGATGGTCGCATGTACCAGAAGTTTAAAGACCGCAGAACTGGCAGATATAAATGGATGAGTCCACAGTCCTTGGATGGCCTTACTATAAAGCTGCCTGATTGATATTGACCAATACTTATCACGATGGCATTCTATACACATCCTGAGCAACATTGACGCTTGACGAAACATGCTCTAAGATCACAAAATACAATCACACAACCAACTATATTGACCATGAATATCAAAAACGTATCCGGTATTGAGAACTACTTTGCGGCCGGTAAACGCGGTGTAAGACTCGCCAACAACGCAACAGCCACAGTCGAAGATACCCCGGAGGCCATGAAAGATGTGTTGGCCGCTGTGTATAATGGCTTGCTGGAGATTGTAGAAACCCCCAATACCGCGGCACTTATGGGTGTGACTGATCGCCCAGTGGGTGTTCTGATTACTGTAACCGCTGATGTAGTCGAAGGAGCATACAGCATCATCGAGGGTGTTACATTCGAGTATGTTAACACAGCGGGCGCTAGTGTAGAAGCAGGCGCTGTTGAGGTTGTTACAGACGACGGAGATGCAGCTGCTGCTTCTGCTGCTCTAAAAGCAGCCATCAATGCAAATGCTACGTTGGCTGATTTGAAGATCAGAGCAATCAATGTTATTAACACCAGCGCTGTTGAAATCTACCGTACTGATGGGGATTTGGCTACAGCCATTACGGTTGATGTTACCAACAGTACTGACACCGAGACTGCTATCGCAGGTATTGACAACACGGCCAAAAGCTTCGTTGTAGTATCTCAAGCTGGAGCAGCCACTGCTTTCACAGTTCACACCGGCCTCAAGTCTATCGACTTCTTCACCTTCTACAGCACTGTCACGGCGACAGGGGCAACGGCACCCTATGACGGTACCGCTACTCCAGAAGGAGGAAGTATTGATTTTGATAACGGAGGATCATCGGATATTGTAGGGACCGACCTCGTGTACGTATTGGCCTACGGTACCAGAGTTTAACATCAACATCAAAGCGTTTGCTCTCCATCCACAAAACAAATCATTACGGCAGGAAGTGCCGGAATCCCCGTCCTTTAGGTCGGGGAGCTTCAATCCAACTAAACAACTATGAATACATCGAACGAAATGAGTGAGGAACAATTGACCAAAGCAGCAGAAGCTTGTGAGAACGCCTACGATAAAGGTTTTCTCGCTCACTGTAAGGCAGCGGGCTTCTCAGATACATCGACTCTTAACAGACACAAGCTGGCTGTAAGGCAGCGTGAACATAGAGCGACCAAGCAGGCTAATATGAGATCGGCTATTCTTGGATACTAATACTAAATTCACAACACACCCAATACCCGGTTGACTTTGCCTGGTGTTGGGTGTTTTCTTTTTAAATGCCTTCGATGTTTGATCTGGTTGAACCGATAAGGAAAAAACACAGAGTAACGAAAGCACTAATGTGCAGGGAGCTTGGTATCAATTATGACTACTACTGCTCTCAGTCCAAGAATAGGAAGCATGTAAAAAGAGAGGAAGACTTTCGTAAAAGACTTCGAAAGTTGGATTACAAACTCTCTAAAGTAACACCCACTGACGCTAGAGCCTTTTGGAGAAGATTCTTAACATCCAGCTCTATGATGGAGCTGGCACGTATGGCTACTCGTGCGGCCGTTGACAGTATAGGAACAATGAATCTGGTTTTGGTGGGCATTACTAAACTTCATGCAGCTGTGGTGGAGGGAATGCCTGATAAGACTGTTTATAAGCAGAAGATGGTATCAAATATGAATCCTTTGGACGGGGCCAGACTCACTTTTTTTGTTACCGGAAGTCCATTGCTGTATTACTTCGTAGAACTAAAGCACATTCGGCAGCGCATTCTATTTAGATTCGGCAGAGGATTCAGGGATGGGGACGAGTTGGACCTTATAGGGGAGGGTCCTATATCCGTAGACACTCCGGCTTTCGTCATAAGCTACCTATCCAAAATCATAAAAGACTCAGTAAAGATTAGGAGCAACAGAGGCTATCAGAGATTCGTAGATAGCACTATAGAACGTAAAATAAAAGAGTTCGAAAAATGAGTGAATTACCCGCACAAGACATGAATGATCCTTATGCGCCAGCCACAGTGGCGTATAAGCGTAAGATGCAATACGATTTCCTGGAGTCAGGTGAAGAACCGCACTCACAACAAGATTCTACAGAATGGGACGTTCCTATTCCCCTAGATAACAGCGTGTCCGCTCCTACTCACTTAAACCATACACTGGTGGAACCTACATTGTATAAGTCAGCAGCACCGCCGCACACAGCCCCAGCTCTAAAGGAGATTGAGGTTAAAATAAGCGGCTGTAGGCTTAAGTTGCCAGTTGTTGACGTGTCCATAAACTCCAGGGGTATAGCAATCATGCTTCCCCCGGGTCGAGTATTTGAGCTGGATTTTGAGGCCGAGTTGGTGATTACATTCAGAGGTAAGTCTTACAACGTTATATCCTTTGACCAATTTTACCCTTTTATAGGCTTGGATTGTAGTTTTGTAGCATTTATGTTTGTATCCAATGATTAAGCACGGAGCAGTTGTAGCCGGAGAGACGCCTTCCGAGGTGAGCGGTAAAACATCAGAGATTATTAAGAGCGGTACCGCCGTACTGCGGGACGAGGAGCCTAGCCAGTATAAGATAGAGAATATAAAAATAGTAGACGTCGCCATCGACGACTCCAATAAACCACAATAATGTCTTTTGCGAATTGTAATAATGACGCGTTCAATTCCTTGAACGACGGCAGTAAATTTTCCGATCCTTTCTTAACTCCAAGTAACGCGTTCATACCTAAGGATTTGAAATCGGCTATGGATTTCAGTCTTTTCCTGTATCACCTAAATTCCAACTACAGGCGAGCCTCTCAACGCGTGGTGGCCCACTTTGTTACTGAAATTGATTTCACTGGAGAGACAGGCGACCATAAGGAGAGGGATGAACTTTACGATTACCTCCGCGATGGGTTGGATATATTTGGAGCCATAATGTCCATGGGGGAAGAGTGGGCGTGTTTCTCAGGGTCAACCAAGGTACCCACCAGGGATGGTGTATTCTCTATTAAGGATTTAGTGGGTCAAACTGTGGACGTTATAAGTCAAGACGGTGTCTACCGACCAGCCGAGTTTAAGTCTTTTGGTAAGCAGAGGCTTATGAAGGTGACCTTGTCTGACGGGCAGGAATTCGAAGCAACCCCCGATCACAAATGGGTGGTTCATAATGTCTTCGGCAAAGAGATCAGAGTAAACACATCAGATCTTCTATTAGGAGATAAGATCAAACGTACGGTGGCGGAACGTCCAGATAAGGACGAATCATATTACGCAGGTGTGAGACACGGTTTCGTATTTGGTAATGGTACACTGGCAGACGGAGGTGCCCACTCGACAGTTTCATTCCTAGGAGGCGACGAACACGACGTCCTGCACTATTTCGAAGGTCACGGCGTCCACCTATTAAGCTTGGAAGGATCTCTTGTACGCGTGTCGGACTTACCTACCTACTATAAAGCACTACCCGAGCACGACGCCAGCGCCTCTTACTGGTATGGTTTTGTATGTGGTCTGTTGGCTGCTAACGGTGTAGTCGAATCACAGGGATCAGTAAGTATAGATCAAAGTAATTCGCATGAGTTGGACTCCTTAGTAGATCAACTACCTAGATTAGGTATGGCGTCCACTGAGTCAATACAGACCTTGAACAATGTTCATCAAGTTCACTTACTAAAGCAATTCATGCTACCCGGGGACTTCCTTGTTTCCAGGCACCGTGATAACTTTTCTGATGATTGGGATATACATTACACAGGTGATCAGTTCATAGATATTGAGTCCCTATCGGATACCGACAAAGAGGAAGAGGTGTTCTGTTGCACTGAGATGGCCACGCACACATTCGTTGTTGGTAATGGTGTTCTAACCTCCAACTGCTATGGCAATTCGTTCTGGAGAATTTTCTTCCCATTTGATCGATACTTGATCGACACTAGAAATGGCGGATACGCGGAATACTCATTATCTATGTTTGGTGATGACGCCGAGTTTGATATTAGATCATTAACATACAAGGTCACAGATCCAAGGGATGCGGCTAAAGGATCGGACAAAAGAAAGAGAGTATCACTACCGTTTAGGGATAGGCGTTCCACAGACTTGAGTCGTATTAAGCTCTGCCCACTGGATCCTCGTCAGATCCGTCTTCAACATAGCTGGATCAGTAAGAAAACCAGAGTAGTGTATCAGTTTGAGGAGTGGTTCTTAAGTCAGATAAGGGAAGGTAGACTGCATCAGGTCAATGAGACGCCTATTGATATGCTTAAGGCTATTCAGAATGACGAGGATTTTCTTTTCGACGAGGACAGTGTGTTCCACTGTAAAGCTCCTACTATAAGTGGCATCAGCAATAACGGATGGGGTATACCAGAACCTATTCTAAATTACAGATCACTGCATCAGTTACAAGTATACAGAAAGATTGATGAGTCCATAGGATTAGACCACATGCAACCGTTCCGTTTGTTCAGCCCTAACCTTGGGGGGAGCATTGGAGACACCACCATTTACCAACACCTTGGCGTATGGGCTGATAACATCGGTAGGCTGATTGGTAATAGACGTAAGGATCCATCTAAAATGCACGCCTTTCCGTTTCCTGTTAACTATCAGGAGTTTGGCGCTGACGGTAAAAGTTTGTCACCCAAAGACCTTATTGAATTTCAAACCAACGACATGCTCGACGGTATGGGTTACCCGGCCGAACTGTTCAGAGGAAGCTTAAGCGTACAGCAGATACCAACCGCTCTGCGTCTATTTGAGAACACGTTTCACTTTCTTCATCGTAACTTTGATCAGTTTCTAAGTTGGGTCACAAGACGCACTCTAGACTACCTTAACAGAGAACAAATTGGAGTCAGTCTGCAGTTGCCGTCGATAGCTAACGATCTGGAGGAAAGACATATTTATCTGCAGCTTGCAGCAGGAGGTGAGATCAGTCGCGGTAAGGCTTACAGTCCGTTTAACATTAAGGACCCTGTACAAGAGGCTAAGGAGCGTATGCAGGAGGATATTGAGATAGAGCGAGAGAAGCAGAAGATACAGGCTGATTTTCAGAGGGAACAAACACAAGGCAGTGCGGATCAGGTTATAGCGGGTCAGATGCAGGGACAGCCAGCAGGCGGGTCAGGTGGTAATACTACCCCATTGGATATTATGGCGCAGGCTGAGGAGCAAGCTGCTCAGCTGCTTCAGATAGAGAGCGACGGAGAGAGATCTAAGATGCTTAGGCAAATACAGGCTTCTAATCCAACACTTCATGCTGTGGTTAAGCAACAGATGGAGACTATGAGAGGTGCTGCCGCTTCACAGGGTAGGGCATCGGTAGGTCAACAATTAAGCCAGGGTGGTTGACGCACAGCGTAAATACTGAGATCATAGAACATGACCAAGACTACGCAATTAGTGGCAGTTTTTCTGAAGCTTGCTTCAGAGGAAGATCCCGTTGCACAGATGAAGGCTAGAGTTAAGGCTCTGGAGGAATCGGGGCTGCCTAAGGGTTTGCCTGTGACGCCGGGTAATTTGGATGAGACAGACGCAGACTACGCTACAGAAAAGGACATACCAGTAGATAAGGGGTGGTCTTCTGTACAAACACCAACAGGTAGAGGCGGAGGACCTAAGATTTAAAGTATGATCGATCCCTTAAAACCAGGTGATAATTTTCGTACTCTTACTAATGATGATCTGCATCTGAAAGGTACAGTGGCCGACGCTACCCTAAATCTATACACGAGAAGAAACAGACCTTTATACGCCGCAGCTAATGAGTATAAAGATTATGATCAGAGAAACTCGTTGGGTTATGCGCTGGGGCAAGGTCTGCATAAGGCGATGGTGAACCCTAACCCAGTCAGCAGAACACTGGATAAGGGACCGTGGGTTGGAGGTCTACTAGGAGGCCTGGGAGCAGCTGCGATGGGTTACGGGGGCAGTAGAGCGTTTAGAGATAGGGACAGCATGCACTGGTTGGCCACCCTTCTAGCTGGCGGAGTGGGTGCCGCCGCTGGTGCCTACTCAGGTAATTGGCGTTCTAAACGGGCAGGCTGGCGCATGGGTAACGACGGGCGTCAACAGGTAATGGAAGCAATAAACTCAGCTCCCGGATTGTCTTTTCAACAGAGAAGTCAGTTCATGTTGGGGGTTTCCAAACTTCCAGACACGCAGGTTAATCAGTTAGCTTCTCTGCTGCGTACAGCGACCGGATTCGGCGTAGGGGCTTTGGTGGCTAAATTTCTATCTGGCGCAGGGCTGGGGGGCATGTTACTAGGAGGTCTTATCGGCGGTGTTATTGGTAACGCTTTTAACCCACGACAACCTAAAGACGGGCTAGGACGTCCTAGCTTGAACAATCATGATATGTTTGGTAATCCTTTTATTTGACATCCTCACCGACCTAAAGCCCGTGGTTTCAACCCAATTATTTATATGAACACACAACATTTTGACTTTGGAGTAAAGCTAGCAAGCTTTGCATACGATGTAGGGCCTTCTGAGTTTGAAGTAAGAGCGGCTTACTCAGCATCCCTTGATGCTTCGCCAGAAGTGTCGCAACTAGTATGTAAGATGGCTGCATCTATATACGAATGCGCAGACAGAAAGAAAGATTTCGCTTTTCACTTATATGACGGTCTAAGCAAAGAGGCTTCTTGGTGTGACAACTACAACGAATTCTCCGACTGTGTAATAGATGCGCTTCAAACTATTATGCCCATCCTGGAAGAAGAGGACATGCAGAAGAAGGCCGGAGTAAGGTCGACAATAGCTGGTCTTATAGGAAGAGGGGCAGGCATGGCTCCCGGAGCTGTCAAGACACTTGCAGCCGCAGGAGTATTGGGTGGGGGAGCTGTGGGATCACTGGCGTGGTATGCCAATAGAGACGTACAGGAAGATGAACAAGATCTGGAGGCTTTGAAAGCCCGGGTAAAGAATTACAGCAGGATTACAGACGAGATAAACGACAGACTACGAGCTTCGGGCTACTCTCCATCAGACTCAGAGGGTGAGGATATTGTAAAGTCAACATCAGGCGCTGAATATGTATCCTGATAATCTGCCAGCCTATCATTCTGGTAATTTGCCTAGCTTGTTGTCGTCAGGCAGGGGTACTAGTCGCGCTACTGAGCAAGAGCCTGACTCTGTAGAATCAGATGAAGATATACCCGAATACGACGAGCAGGAGGTAGACGGCGATGACGAAGAATGGTCAGATAAACCCACCTACGCTCAGCAGTTGGTAGAGTATCCAAGCACCTGCAAGGTATGTAAACCTCAGA